AATAACATTCACAGTCAAATCGTCCGCTGAATGTTATCATGAAGGGTTCACAAGATCTCCTTCAATTGTTCACACTATCTACCCAAATGTTTGACATGTTTATTGATGTTCCAACCCGCACAAGTTCCGCCGTTAAAAAGTTATCAGTTGACGCCTTATCAGGCGAAGCAATTGTTACATTCACCAACGGACTTGAGTACTTATATGAGAACGTATCAAAAAGATCAATCATCAATGTGTTATTCAATCCAGATGTAAGTCTTGGCTTTTGGGTTAACAACAACTGCGTTAATACTGATCGCACTTCAACACTATCCTATCAAGGATTAGCTGGTAAAGGTGATAAGATCCGTAAGCAGTTAAATAAACTCGTAGAGCCTGCACTTCCTGAGTTTGCTTAACACAAACTATATGCCTCTTAATTGAGGCTTTTCCTGGCAATCTCTGGTGAGTTTATAACAGTTCAATTCTGTTAATTGCCAACCAAACTAACACATTCACAGTGAACAGTTTCTATGAACAATCAACCTGCATTTAAGGAGCTCACTAACACCTATGACATCGAAGATATGCAAGAGATTGTTAATCATGGTTGTCAATCTGGTGTGTGCTTTAAACACATATATTATGCTGATACCATCTCTTTCTTCGATAAATATGAGGAAGAGATATACTCTGAGCTTGAAGAATGCTTCGGAGTTGATACATTAGTCGAGTTATTTACTAAGGCTAATGCTAACTTAGATCAGTATAAAAATGATGCTGTTTGGTTATACATTGAACACGTTTGTTCTATTGTTCTTATTACACTTGAGGAAGAAGAGTATGCTCAAGATCAAATGATTGAAGAGTATATGAAACCAATTGGTGGTTATAATCCTCCTCAAAGTATGACAATGAACAGATACTCTCAAGTATAGTTTCTCTCTTAAAATCCTTCCACTTCGGTGGATTTTATGAGGGACACTTTCTCCCTTATGTTACATTCACAGTCAACACGGTTCTTATTACTATGGCTCTCAACTTTGACACTACTCATGAATACTATGTTCCTGATGCTGACATACATTATTGTTCAGAACATGAGTGCTTAGTTGTTACTCGTGATTATGAAGATAAATTGTTAATTAACGGCGTAGATTATGGGACTATGTTATCATTTGCTCGTAAATTTGTTCAAAAAGACTTAGACAAAACACTTGCTAAGTATGAGACTAAGGAAGTAAATGAAGAGTCTAAGGAAGTAAATGCCTGAATCAATTTACTTTGTAGGATTAGATGAGCCTAGCTGGACTCTAATCCTCTCTTTCTTAAGATATCTATCAAGTATGGATGATAAGGAAGTATCTGAAGTATATGGCTCTATACTTAAGGAAGTAGAAGAGCAGATATGCACAGATGAAGAGGATCCAATCAGCGCACCACCTGATTGATCCAGGTCTATTCGTTCAACGGTAAGGACGCAGCACTGTCACTGCTGAGATACGGGTTCAATTCCCGTATAGACCGTTGGGATTAAACTCCCATTTGTTCACCTAACTGTTTATTATGACAGCTTCACAGTCAAAGCTAAAAGCTAAGCCAGTTCGCAAGACTAGCGAAGAGCAACTACCTGTTGTTATTACTAAACAGCGTGACTTTACACACAAGGAACCTATCATTATTCCTTCACACCTTGAGGAAGTACC